AGTACAACAACAATGTGTCGATCATCCAGCAAGGCTCGATGGTCAATGGTTACTTCTTCGACGAAGTACAGGGTCTCGATTGGTTGCAGAACAACGTGCAGGTCAATCTCTTCAATCTGATGTATCAAACCACGACCAAGATCCCGCAGACCGACGCTGGCACACACCTGTTGGTTACCAACGTGACGGCATCGATGGAGCAAGGAGTCAATAACGGATTGCTGGCGCCGGGCGTATGGAACAGTACGTATCAATTCGGATCGCTTCAGACTGGCGACACGTTGACGATGGGCTATTACGTCTATGCTCCGCCTGTATCGTCGCAGAGCCAAGCTGATCGTGAGGCACGTATATCTGTCCCTATCCAGGTAGCTGCCAAGTTGGCTGGAGCGATTCACTTCGCAAATGTCGCTATCCAAGTCAACCGTTAATCAACCCAATAGGTAGGTGACCCATGGCTGGTCTTCCGTCTGGTACGTATAGTTTTCTCGATTGTAACGCAACGATCGTCGGACCGGGCGGGGCATTCCCTCTTGGTCAAGGTTCGGGTGCTGCTGAAGAAGGTATTACCATCGAACGTAACGGTGATAAAGACACCCTGACGATTGGTGCTGACGGCACGCCTATGCACAGTTTGCACGCGGACAAGTCAGGAAAGATCACCATCCGCGTGCTGAAAACATCGCCGACCAATTCGCTGCTTCAAGCGATGTACGACGTGCAGTCTCTGAGCAGCTCCGTCTGGGGCCAGAACGTCATCGTCGTTAGTGATTTGGCTCGCGGAGACGCGACGGCCGCTCGCGCGTGCGCGTTCATCAAGTTCCCGAACATCGTGTATGCCAAAGAAGGCGGCATCATGGAATGGGGCTTTAACAGCGGTTACGTCGATTCTGTCCTCGGGTAAGGGATAACAGACAGTGATGATCTCTCGTAGATGTCTTCTACCGCTGCCCGCCCTACTATTGTTGACGCGGTGCGGCACCGGTGTGAGCGCGGCGGTATCGTTAGCGCAAGTTCAGGCATATGCCGGCGATTTGGTTAACGCCCTGTCCGCAGCGGCACAAACCTATCTGACCCTGCCGTCCGTGACTGCAACGGACAAAGTGCTTGTCACGACGATTGTCGCGGATCTCCAACAGGCCAACACAGCGATCGCCGCCGTGGTGAATGTCACGAACGCTCAGTCGATTGCGCTCCAGATCGTCGCGTTCGCCACGCAATTGGAGCCGCTCGTGCTCCCCTTCCTGGGGGCTGCGGCGCCGTTCGTGCCCGTGGCGATGGCATTGCTGCAAGCCTTCATCCAGTCGTTGCCGGCCCCGCCAGCGACGCCTGTGACGCCGCCCGTTCAGCTCCACAGCATGGCGCTCAAGTACCGCGGCTAACAAAACCTGACGCGACGCTTAGGTTTTATTAATGATTGACCCGCTACTGCTGCCGTTGGCCAATACCGAAAATGCCACGTATGGGACTGCATCAGTTCCTACGTGGCAAAACGCGAGCGGCACCTGCCGAGTGCATCTTACAATTGTTAACTATACGCATACTTTCGCTTTCGAAGGCACCACCGATTTTGCCGAATGGCTGCAAGATTTCAACCCGCTGGAAATTCCCGATAAATTCGATCCGCAGATCGGTCCGATTCATCTGCCGACGTTGAACAACGTGCGCGAAGTCCTCCCGTTCATCACCGCGTGTTTGGATGGCTTGGGCAAACCGCCTTGCTACATCGTTGGGCATTCAAAGGGATCGCGGGAAGGTCCGGTGTGTCATGCCCTCTTGAAATCGTTGGGCTACGCCGTTTCAGCGGGATACTATTTTGAGCCGCCGCGCACTGGTGGGCCGATGCTTCGAGATTATCTCGCAAACGAATCCATCGTCATGACGCAGACATTCAACAATCATGGGTCAGATATCGTGACGCTCGTGCCGGACGGCCCTCAATGGGTCCATATTCGACCGTTGATTCGACTTCAGGTTCCTGATAGTTTTAGCATCGGAAATAAGCACCGTATGATTGGCGTTATTACTGGAATAAACGCTCTACAATCAGTCGCGGCTTAAAGAACTGTAGCGAATGAGAGAGGTTCATGATCGATATCGAAGTTAATGGTATCAAGTATAAGTCTAATTTGAAGCTGAATGCCGTTGAACAGTTTTTTCTTAGCAAACGTCTCGTTCCTATCTTGGATGTTTTTGTTAAAATCAAAGGCATGCGCGCACCTGATCCGGCCGATTTCATGGTTACACTTGCTGACGGTATCAGTAAGTTGAAAGATGAAGATTGTCTTTACATCTTCGATCTTTGTCTTAACGGCATGCAGTGTCACAGAGACGGCGCATGGGGACTGGTATGGAATCGTTCAGCTCGCACGCCTCAGTATCAGGATCTTGACCTTTCTACAATGATACAATTGACGTATCACGTCGTTCTGGACAACCTCGGGTCTTTTATGAGCGCCCCGTCCGTACCTTTCGCAGTCGCGACTACTCCAGCAAACGGGTAATCGAGTGGGTGACTGTAAGCGATGACACGGACTGGTTATGGCGGCCCGTGACGCGTGGTGTGTTCCGGGGCGAATCCTTATATGACGGTACAGTGGACCTTAGTCAAATTGCGCAAGCCAATGAGGTATTGGACGTAGTAGACGAAAACCGCTGTCGCTGGGAAGAGGCGAATAAACCGTAATGTCTGACACTGCTGTATTAAAAGAGTTCCTGATACAGCTCGGCTTTCGCGTTGATGCGAACAGCAGTCGGACGTTTTCCGACGCCATCGTTGTAAGCACGAAGCGTGTCGTCGAATTCGCGTCAGCCGTCGAAGGTGCGGCAATTGCCGTTGTGGCCGGCGTCGAACGTATCGCCAACGGCCTCGAAGACCTCTATTTCGCATCGCAGCGGACGGGTGCAGCGGCCGAGAATATCCGTGCCTTGGGGTTTGCTGCCGAGCGTTTGGGATCGTCTGTAGGCGGCGCTCGGGCCAGTCTGGAGTCGTTCCGCACATTTCTGGGGGCCAGTCCCGGCGCGTCAAGTCTGCTGGCATCGCTTGGCATTGATCCAAGTCAAGATACCGAACGCCAGATGGAGCAGTTCGGGCAGTATCTGAAAACGCTGCCTGAATACCTCCAACGCGCTCGTGCTGCCCAATTCGGCATCGACTGGCACACTGCCTTGGCGCTGATGAGCGACGATTTTGTCGGCCTCAGGCGGAACCAGGAGGAACTATTCACTCGCCTTGGTATTAACCAGAAAGAGGCGACAGAACAAGCACATCTCTTTGAAAACCAAATCGGCTTTCTGGGCAACGTCTTCGAAGCGATGCGTATCAAAGTCGCTACGCTTCTTCAGCAGCGTCTTTCCGCAGACATTCAACGGTTTCGTGAATTTATCGAAGCTAATTTCGATAAAATTGCCTTGGTGTTCGAGTCTGTCGGCAAAGTAGTTCTATTCCTTGCCGATAAGGTATTAAGTGTCTTTACCACGATCGGTCAGGATATTTCTGATTTGATCAATTGGTGGAATGCGTTAGACCCTGTAACTAAGAACACAGTCAAGACGCTCGGTGAGCTTGCAGCCGCCATGTGGGCGCTCAATATCGCCATGGATGCCAATCCTGTCGTGTTGCTTGGTTTGGGCATTCTCTTACTACTCGATGATTATCTCGCCTGGAAACGCGGTGGCGCGCATCTCATCGATTGGGATAAATGGGAGCCCGAATTAGAGCGTGCTTACGCCGGGTTGAAGACCCTTGGCGAGTGGTTGGATTGGGGCGTTCAGAAGATTGGCGGTTGGCAAACCGTCGCCGAGATGGTACTGGCCTATTTTGCTGGTAAATGGATCGCCGGACTTGCGTCCACCTTTATTGCAGCAGCCGCGTCAACAGCGCCATTCCTCAGCAAGCTCGGTTTGATGGCAGCAGCAGCCGTTGGTGTCCATCAGGCGTTGGCCCAACTTGATCCCGAAGATAAGATGGGATCTTGGATCGACAAGAATATTCCAGGTGCGGCGGCAATCGACAATTTCGCCAGTAAATTCGGATTGGGACGCTCTTACAAGGAGCAACAAGATGCAGCCGAAGGAAAGTCATCGACGCCTGCACCTGAGTCGAGCGGACCCGCAGCCGGACAGAGCAATGAGGACTGGCTTCAGAAAAAATACGGAGGTAGCGGCGGAGCATCTGCCGCAAACGATTCGATCAGACCCGGCGCACCACCGCAAGAAATCTTCAAATCTATCGAAGATAAAGTTGGGCTACCGGCCGGCTTTCTAGATAAAATGTGGAACACGGAATCTAGCCGTGGTCGAAACATGGTGTCTTCCGCCGGAGCGGAAGGCCATTTCCAATTTATGCCGCAAACTGCGAAGCAGTATGGATTGGAGAATCCTTATGATCTAGGGCAGTCAGCTCAGGCGGCTGGCCGTTATATGACCAAGCTTTTGAACGAGTTTCATGGCGATATTCGGAAAGCAACAGCCAGTTACAACTGGGGTGAAGATAAGGTCGAAAAAGATATCGCCAAGTGGGGCGCGGCGTGGGAGCAGCATCTTCCTGCGGAAACGAGTAAATATATTGACAAAATTCTTGGTTCAAGCGCAGGTCAGGACGGCCGACCATTAGGTGCTCCATCAGGTCCAGCTTTGATCCCGTCGCCGTCTGCAACGTCGGGGGCATCTGCCACCACACCGTCGCTAACGGTGCCCGGCGGACCTATTCCGCAAACAGGTGGCGACAGTTCGACTCGACATGAGGTCACAATCAACGTGCATGGTGTTCAAGATCCGTATGCGGTAGCACAGCATATCTTGGAAGAGCAGCGGCAGCTATCGCTCGAAGCCCAACGCAACGCGCAGTCGGCCGTGCGATGAGTGGTTCCCAAATATTCGCATCTGTCGCAGGTGCTGCCAGTTTTTTGCAGACCATTCTTGTGGCACCAATTCCACGGTCGATCGCATCTATCATCCCCGGCTGTGCGATCGAAGAGCGACACGTCGATCGTGTCGTTGTAACACAACATCCTGTTGAAATTGGCGCTGCGATTTCTGACCATACATATCAACTGCCGTCAGAAGTGACGTTACGCTGGGCTTGGAGCAACGTAGGTTTCGGTCAGGGTGATGGATATGTGCAAGTCGTCTATCAACAACTGTTAGCATTGCAAATTCCTGGGACGTTATTCAATTTATACACTGGAAAAAAAGCATATCAAAATATGGTGCTGACATCATTGATGGTGACGACTGATAGAGAAAACGAAAACGTGCTGATGTGCGTGGCCGTTTGTCAGCAGGTCATCATCGCATCAACCCAAGCAGCCACAGTACCAGCGTCATCGATGGCTAATCCACAGCAGAACGCTCCGACAACATCCACTGGCGCGCAAGCGCCTCAACCAGCGCCTAAGCCAGCGCCAAGCCTACTAAGCACATTTAGCACATGACCGCAAATATCTACATTGTTCCGACAATCCCAGCACAGCAGGTTTTTACCATTCCGTTGGCTGGCGTGACGTACACCATGCGTTTGATTTTTTGTGACGATCCGGCGGCTGGGTGGACCTTAGATATCAGCGATGTGAACGGTGTACCTATTGTTTGTGGTATTCCTTTGACACTCGGCAATAACCTCTTGCAACAGTACGACTATCTGAATTTTGGGGGCGCTTTGGTTGCAGTGATCACTGGTAACGCGACTTCAGTTGGCTACACTGACCTCGGTGCGAATGCGCAACTGTATTTTGTGACAACTACACCATGAGTGGTTCTCAATTTCAAATTGGCGCCGACGGCAATCCAATCATACCGGTCGATATTCCGGCCGCCGCGCCTACTCCGCCGACAGTCACAACGCCAGCGCCGACTTCTACCCAGCTCTGGGGCCGTCAACTATCGCTGATCGTGGCCGATCAGAATGGTGATGGACGCGAACTGGTAGTGCCGATTTCTGGTGGCCCATCGTTGCATGTCACTTTCAGTGTGAAGCATCAGATTTTAAGCACACCGAATACGATGAGAGCACGTATCTACAATTTATCCGATCAAACAAAGAAATACATAGCAAGCCAAGGCACGCTGTTAGTGCAGGCAAATAACCTCAATATCGCCAACGGACAAATTGTTCTCAAAGCTGGATATGCTGGAAACTACGGCATAATCTTCCAAGGCTCTATCCGTCAGGTTCGTATCGGGCGGGAAAATCCGACTGATACTTACGTCGATATTTTCGGTGCCGACGGAGATTTTTCACGTAACTGGGGTATCATTAATACAGCACTTGCAGCCGGATACAGTCAGGCTGACGTTATGGCGGTATCTGCTGCATATATGAAATCGTTCGGTGTGACGGCTGGCACGCCGCCTACGGTCGCGCCCGGCTCAGAGACCACCGTTCCCATCGCACCTCCAAAGGCATCGCCGCGTGGGCGACTTCTTTGGGGCAACATTAAAGATGTTCTTCACGACCTTGCTGCCGCGCACGACAACACATGGAATCTCAACAACAATGTGCTGAATTTTCTGCCACGTACCGCTTATACTCCTGGCGCCGCTGTGGTATTGACTTCCCACACTGGTTTGATTGGATTGCCGGAGTTGACTGATGCAGGGGTCAAAGCACGATGTCTACTGAATCCTGCCCTTGGTGTCGGTTCACGTGTGCAGATTGCAAATTCACTGATTCAGCAGCCTGCTGCAAATTTGGGCTATTCAGCGCTGAATGTGTTCCCATCGTTAGATGCAGACGGTTTCTACAAGATTTTATGGATTGATCATACTGGTGATAATCGTGGCACGAATTGGTATTCGGATTTTATCTGCATTTCAATTGACCCGTCAGCGCAACTTCCAGTAGCCGTTCAGGATACAGCAACAGGTATTCCACCGTAATGGATTTTTACGAACGTATCCCAGGAACCCCTGGTCAAGACGAGATTCTGCGGTCAACACTAGACAGTCGTCAGGTCCAAATATGGACGGCCCAACCTGGAATCGTGACCAAGGTCTCGGACCTTGCCGGTAAGATTACGGTCGATGTGCAGCCCGCCATCAAAGGTAAGACGCGCGCGCCGAATGGCATGACTCAGGTGGTGGCGATCGGCGCTATCCCCGATGTCCCCGTCGTCTTCCCGCGTGGTGGCAACTACGTGGCGACGTTCCCAATCGCTGTCGGTGATGAGGTACTCATTGTTCACGGCGCTCGAAACATCGACGGCTGGTGGCAGAACGGGGGCGTACAGCCGCCGTTGGACTCCAGGCTGCATGACATCACGGACGCATTCGCGATCCCTGGACCGTTCTCGCAGGCCACGAAATTCGCCAATCTAAGCACGACGACGGCTCAGTTGCGGACGCTGGATGGTACACTTTATGCCGAAATTGACGCGCCAAATAAGAAAGTCAACTTAGTATCTAACGCTATCAGCCTGAGTTTGGATAGTAACAACAATGACGTTGTTTGCACGGGCGCACAGAACGTCAATGTTGTCGCTTCATCTCAGGTCACAATCACGGCGCCATTGACCAAAATCAACGGACCTCTTCAGGTTACGGGGGCAATCACAGGCGGTGAAGGTGGTGGTGATCAGGTTGGTCTCATGACCCATACACACCAAAGCTCTGGCAATGACAGCCATGGAGACGCGATACCTCCAACGCTGCCCCCGACGGCGGGAACATAGGAGGTTCGGTTGAGAGTTAGAAAACAGGACGCCAACGGCGATTATTCCTTCGGCGGTGGCCAACTTGCCTTTTGGATCAACAACGCCGACGCCGTGGGCCAAATCATCGGCACGCGCTTGATGATGTACCAAGGCGA